ATTTTATCATTTTTTCCAAAAGGAACTTTAAATATATTAAGATATGTAGACTTGTTAACCGCTAGCGGTATAGAAGATGTTATATTTGAAAACGGTTTAGTAATTTTATATCCAGTAAAATGTAATAACAGTGGACATTGGTGTTGTTTATTTAAAAAAGGAAATACTATTTATTTTTTTGATTCTTATGGTTATATTCCTGACGATCAGTTAAATTTTAGTTCAAGATTACAAAAAAATAAACAATACTTATTAGATCCAGAAGATTTTCGTCATCTAACAGAATTATTATATAAGTTTGTTAGTACCCGTAAGGGTAATAGGGTAGATTATAATCCGTATACTTTTCAAGGTGAAAAATATCCAGATGGTTCTTATATTGAAACGTGTGGATATCATTGTATAGCTAGATTAAAATTAAAGAATTTTGATACTGATACTTATTATGACTTTATGAAAAATGGAAAAACATTTACTTCTGATGATTTAGTAGTGGAATTAGTTAAAATAGTATACTGAAATAATAAAATACTTATTTCAGAATAAATAAATAATGGGTAATTGTTTACCTAGTAATTACAATAATAATAATAAATATAAACCTATATCACCTACTTATACTTCTGAAGTGTATGAGCCACCTCCTCTTTATCAATACGGAAGATTTAAACCTATATATTATACACCTATAAAATAAAATATATCTCAAAAGAGATATAATAAATAATTAATTATTTTGGGTTTTAGACTCTCTCTCTTTAGCGTAAGCTTGTTTAATAAAATTCATAAACTCTAAAAACTCATCTAATGATTCTGCTATATTACTAATTGCTAATTCTAAATAATTTAATCTCATTGATATTTTTTCAATTTCATTAGCACCCGTAAGGGTAATGCTAGGGTCATTTAAGGATAATTTTTCAATTTCATTTGATTCTTCCATTTATTATAATATCAATTTCTTATACCGCTAGCGGTTTTAAATTTCTAATACCGCTAGCGGTATTTTACTATATCTCAAAAAGAGATATATTAATTAAGAAGAAATACTTTATTTTCAGTAACAACATATTGTGGTTCATCTTTTTTTATGAATACCCAGCGAGATGGTAAAGACATTATAGTTGCGATTTGCTCGCAATCTAAACCTACATATTTACTTAGTAAATTCTTAACATGAAAAGGAGAAGAGTTTTTAAAGATCACAACAGAATCTGATTCGTTTAATGATCGTTTTGTTTTAGCTCCCATCATACTTAAATGATTACATAAGATAATATATATATTATTAGATCTTCCAGTCTCGCTAAGGTTGTCTAACAAAGAGTGAACCTTTTCATTGACACCTTTCTTACAATTTTCAATATCATCAAAAACACAAAGACTATCTCTGAATTGTTCAACATCCAATTCAGTTTCTAAAAATTCTTCATCCAAAGGTATTCTAGTTACGAAAGTGTGACAATCGTATGCTTCATCTTCATTCTTTTTAGAAAATATAAAGATTGGATTCTCAGGAAACATTTTATGATACATATTCATATATTGTCCTGTCCAATAACTTTTACCACTACCATTTTTACCAGTTACTAATGTGAACTGTATTTGGTTTGCTCTTTCAGTAGGAATAACTTCAAATTTACCACCAGACGCCGGAGGTAACGTGATTTCTTTACCTATTTTATTTAAATAATCTTGTTTTGCTTTCTGATAAAATTCAAATGCTTTTGCAGGGAACGCGTTTGCATTTGTTCCTTTTATTGTATTATAAACAGCTTGAATTTCTATATCTGTTAAGTTAGGATCATCTAAATGTTCTGGTTCTTCACTTTCTTCTTTTGAATGATAATATACAATTTGTGATCTTCCTCTAGTAGCAAAAAGAGCTAATGGACATTTTGATTCTTTTAATGATAACATTTTTTAAAGTATTTATATATTCTTATTCTGAAATAAAAAATACTTATTTCAGAATAATTTTTCCATAATAATTATTTTAATTATTCCATAATAATTATTTTAATTTTTCCATAATAATTATTTTAATTTTTCCATAATAATTATTTTAATTTTTCCATAATAATTATTTTAATTTTTCCATAATAATTATTTTAATTATTATGGTGAAGACCATTCTGAACCTAAATTTTGAAAAGTAATTTGATTTTGTACTTTTTTAGATTCGTTAGGATATTGGTGATCAACTCTAGCTCTCATAGCGTGATAGTTATTTTTAATAAATTCCTGATAGGGAGTTAATGGTCGTTTAGCAGCTGTAAGCCTCGCACCAACTAAAGCTCCACCTCTATGAGATGAGCAACCTCCTTCCTCAAGTGTTGCTTTACTCATTTTTGGAGGTTGTCTAGGTTGTCTACCGCTAGCGGTTCTAGGTTTTTCCTCCTTTTGTATTCGCCATTCTTCGGCAATAAGTTTCATAGTTTCTCTTTGAATTTCACTTTTTGACGATGAAGGATATAAGATTTCTAAACCAACTTTTATTTCATTAAAATGTTTATGAACAAATTCTTGATAAGGAGTATAACACTCTTGTGAAATTTTATTTCTAGCTCCACCAGTTGTAAGCCCAACACCAACCATACGGTGTGGGGCTGAGTGAGGTTTATAGTTAGGATGGTTCTTATAAAAAGAAGGTGTATGTTGTACTTCATTATGTGAACCATATCCTAAAGCATTAGTTGCTAATGCTACATGTGGATTTCCACTTAAAAGAGCTAAAGCTGACAAGGCTTTAGTATCTTTAATTCCTTTATGAACATTTTTAAAAAATGATTTCGCAGAACCACCTTGGTTTTGCATAGCATTAGCTTGAGCAATCTCTCTCAAACGTTTTTGAATGTTAGGATCAGACATTATTTTAAAGTAAGAAAAATAATCTTAAGACTAATTTTCTATCTTTAAAATACTACATTTTAAAGAAATAGAAATGAATGTTACTACACAGATAGAAACAAAAGATGACAATATCTATTATAATGTTAATATAGTTAATAATGAATCATTTTCTCAATATGCAAATTTTAGTCAAAGATTAACAGGTCAAATTATAGATAATCCAAATGATTATTATATGGCTGTAGCTAGATTTAGTTTAAATGGTGATGAGATACCATTATTTTTATATAAACCTAATTTTTGGTATGTTTCTCTTACATATGGAACTTATACTGCATCTACATCAATATTATCTCCTGTTGGTGGTGATGGTCCGTACGGTCCAGCATTTTATACTTATCAACAATTTATGGATAGTATTAATGTTGCTTATGATACTTGTATGACTAGTTTAATAGTTCAAACTGAAGTAACTCCTGGTAATCCTACTACTAGTCCTCTTTATGGTATAACTGCTCCATTTATACTTTATGATAATAAAACAGGTATTTGTTCAATTTATGGTGATATAACTGCGTATAATAGCACTTTGAGTACACCTATAAAAGTTTTTATGAATATTAATTTATTTATAAAATTTACAAATTTTTATATCTCATATTTTGGTGAAGGATTACCAACTCATTTAGATGCTCAAATATTATTTGTTAATCAACATGGAACAAATGTAGTAACTTTGAGTAGTCCAACAGCTACATATATAGTAAATTCTCAAGAATCTTCTAAAAATTCAGCAATGTGGGATTCTCATAGTATTGTTTTTAAATCTAATACTATGGGTTTGAGATCAGAATATACAACAATATCTAACGCAACTCCATCTATAGGTTTAAATAATCAAGGTTCAGCTGGTACTGGTATTCCAACAGATACTTTAATGACTGATTTTATTCCTACTTTCTCTTCTGGAGAACAAATAGGTTGGAGACAACAATTAGTTTATATTCCACAATTTTATCGTTTAATTGATTTATTAGGTTCACAATCTAATAGTGTTGATATTCAAATTTATTGGGTTGATTCTTTAGGTAATCAATACCCATTTATTATAGCACCTTTAAATTTAGCTTCTGTAAAACTAGTTTTTTTAAAGAAATCACTTGCTAAGAATTATGTTAAAGGAACGATACCCAGTGGATTAAAAAGTTTATAATTATTCTATTTAAAATAATAATACTTTTATAATTATTAATATAAAAGAAAATAATGTCAAAAAATAATTTTTGGAAAAAAAATGGGAAAAATATCTTTAAGGAGATATAAGTAACTTAAAAAAATATTAATTTCTCAAATATATTATAACCTTAAATATATTTATTTAAAAAATGTCTTTAGCTGTAAATCAACAAGTTCAACCAGAATTGGTTTTAGATAAACGTCTTGGTTTTGAAAATAAAAGAAAATTCGGTATTATTAAAAGTGGTCGATCAAATACCTTCAAGGTTCTTCCGACCCAAAATTATTCTCAGTCACAATGTACTTTTAACGCACAGCCTCCAAGTCCCAACATAGCAATTGATAGACAAATTATGACAAAATGGTACATAACTTTAACATTTACTGGTACTGCAGGATCAAATGGATTACTTTTAGCACCTTCTTTATATGATGCTCCTCGTGCTTTTCCAGTTTCACAATGTATTTCTAATATACAAGCAAATATTAATAATGCAAATGTATCATTAACAACTTATCAAGCTATTAATGCTTTTATTAGAACAAATACTACAGATGATGAATTAAGAAAAGATTTCTCTCTCACACCAAGTATGCTTGATTTTTTTCAAGAATACGATGACCCATATGTTTTTGGTTACGGAATTGCCAATGATCCTTTACAACAAGTTGGTCAGAATGGTTATTTTGTTTCTCGAGGTGGTTTTCCTTTTACAGTTGTTAGTAATACTGCTACTACAGCTGTTGTTACATTTTCTTCTTCTGAACCTATGGTTGTATCTCCATTTTTATCAAATTCTGATAACGAAGTTGCTCTTATTGGTGTTCAAACTTTAACTGCTCAAATTAACTTTAACAATTTAAATAGATGTTGGTCTCATTCTAATGGTAATGGTAATGCAGGAACAATTACATCTTGTGTTGCTTCTTTTACACAAGCTCCTGAAATGTTACTTAATTTTTTAACTCCTAGTGATCTTCAAGATATTCCAGTTAGTAATATTTTTAATTATAATACTGTTGATTTTTATCCTTATGATACTGGTATTACTTTAGCTCCTGGTGCTACTGCAGTAATTAATAGTCAAAATATCCAATTTGGTTATATTCCCAGAAGAATTTATATTTTTGCTCGTAGAACAGATGCTAGTGCAACAATTTCAACTACTGATACTTTTCTTCGTATTAATGGTGCTCAAATTTCGTTTGATAATATTGCGGGTGTTTTAAGTGGTGCTAATAGTGAACAACTTTGGAATTTAAGTAAAGAATCAGGTTTAAATATGTCTTGGTCTGAATGGAGTAAATATACTGGTTCTATTTTAGTTTTAGATATAGGTAGAGGATTATTTTTACAAAGTCCTGATGAAGCCCCTTCATTGAGTACTACCAAGCAATTTCAAGTTCAATTAAATGTTACTAATATTAATCAACAAAATAGTATTCCAGTTTCTCTTCAAATTATGACTATTGCTGATGGTTTGATTACTATTGAGGGCGGAAATACTATTCTTCAAAATACAGTTCTTACTAGAGATGATATTCTTAATGCTGGACAAAATCCAACAGTTAATAGTTTATGGGAAAAATCTAACTCTTGGTTTGGTGGTGGTGGTTTAAAATTTAGAGATATTAGTCATAAATTAAAAAATGCACATAATGCTGTTAAATCTAGTGGAGCTTTGAGTACAATTGCTGCTTTGAGTGGACATCCTGAATCTGCTATTTTAGCTAATGCTTTAGGATATGGTGGTGCTTTAGTTGGTGGTAAGAAAATGAGTAAAGCATCTTTAGCTTCTCGTTTAGCTAGATAATAAAATAATAAATTCTAAAATAAGTATTTTTTATTTTAGTACTATATCTCCATTAGAGATATATAAATACTTTAAAATAATAATGTTAACAACTACCAAAACTGATCATCCTTTAGTAACTGAAATTGGTACTACCGCTAACGGTATTATATATTATTCTACAGAAAAAAGTAATACTACTAACAGTAGTGACAATTGGTTAAATGATGATACTATCTCTATAGATGATAAGAAAAAAATATATGGAGCTATACAAGGTGATAGAAATAGTATTTTCCCAAGTAAATATTATGAGTATTTTCTTAAAGCAAAAAAAGATTACGCTAGTGTTAATGGATCTGAAATTTCTGGAAAGTTTGAAGTTATACCAATGATGAAAGAGAATATGATACAGTTTATTTTAATAACCGATAGCAGTACCACTAGCAATTATTGGACTGAAAAGTATATAAATAATTATCATAAAATATTTCCTAATAATCAAATATACATATTCAGTACTAAAAGTTTATCTCCAGTCTATAAGTGGTTAACCAATATACCTTTAAATGATGATTTTTTAGAATTTGAATGGGATGTTGAACATTTAAAAAATAGTTTATGTATATTTGATAATGTTGACTTATTTCAGTGTACTAAATGTATATATAAAAAAGTTCATTCTTTACTTGATACTCTTATTGAATTAGGTAGAAGTAAAAATATATATTTAATATTTTGTACCGCTAATATTAATGATACCGCTAGCGGTAGAAAAAGTTTAAATGAATTTGATGCTGTTGTTGTTTTTAAAAGTTCTAGCCGTGAAGCTAATAAAAAATTGTTAAAAGAACATGTAGGATTAAATCTATCTCAAATAGCAAATGTTTTAGAAACTAATAGTAGATGGGTTTTTATAAACAGAGAGACCTTCCAGGTTCCTAAATATGCTGTATCCGAACATAAAGTTTTTTTACTATAATATTATAATATATATCTCCTGGGAGATATTTTCCATAATAATTATTCAAACTCTTTTTCAAAATCTGAAACTAATTTATCACATTTAATACATAACTGATTGTAAGAACAATATTGTTTAGTTATTTTATCACACATAGTACATCGTTCTTCATTGTGATATTTAATTCCACAATTTAAACATAATATATCTGAATTTAATTTTTTACAACATTTACATTTGATTGTACCACTTGTGGTGCTAAAATTAAGTTTTTCACTATCCATTTTTAATATTTGTATTTTCTTATATCAATTTTCAATTTAAACTTTTAATTTTAAAATTCAATTTATATTTTAAAATTAAAAGTGTAATTTTAAAATTCAATTTATATTTTAAAATTAAAAGTGTAATTTTAAAATTCAATTTATATTTTAAAATTAAAAGTGTAATTTTAAAATTCAATTTATATTTTAAAATTAAAAGTGTAATTTTAAAATTCAATTTATATTTTAAATATTGAATATCTCTTAATTATATGTCCAAAATTTTTATTATGATTATCTGTGTCTTCTATTGTTACTGAATTATTTCCACCGCGTATATATTTCTTTAAACTTACTTCTGTCTGTTCTACTAATATTTCTAATTTAGTTACAGCTAATCTACAATTTAATAACTTGAGAAAGAAAGAATAAGGCTTATTTTTTATATTATTAATCTGATTTCTGGGATCATTATAATAATTATAAAGTTGTTGTTGATTATAAGTTTCTAGCGTTACCGCTTCGGTTAGCGGTATAGGTTCTAGAGTTAAATAACATCTTACTCTATCTTTACCATTTATAGCATTTTTCATTATTGATAAACTAGTATTAATAAATATAGATTTTCCTTTTGAGATTGCTTCTATCGCAAATGAACCAGGAACTTTACTATTTTTAGAACATATTGGATGACCTTTTAATTCTGGAATATATTTTTCAGCATATGGATGATACGGAAGAAGAGTAACATTTCCAAAATTAACATACCATTCTTCAAAATCTTTTTCACTAATAACTGCACTATCAGTATTAGTACATATCATTCTATCTACATATTGTTGATAAGTAGTTACAAACATATGATGTTTAGCATGAGCTAATATTGTAATATACCATACTCTAGGTTTTTGTTTAACAAGTTGATTATCACTCATTGGAGTTGTTATTTTTACATACATTTCTCCATTTATAATTGATAAAGTATCAAAGTTTGGTTTAACTTGTCTAGTATTAATATCAATTACATAATTAAAATAATTTGTAGGTGAACAATGTATAATCTTTTCTGTCCAAATTCTTTCTCCTAATTTTCCTATAGCACCTACTATTATATTTTTTATTAATGTTCTCTTTACTTCATCTCGGTTAGGTAATTTATCTTCATCATTTTTTATTTTCATTAATTCTAATAAAGGTTCAAATAAATAACAACCTTCTATATGTTTATCGAAATGAACTCCTTTTAATATTTCTATTTTAATATTTAAGTTCCTAGCAAAAGTAACTTGAAAACTATTTGCTATAGTAGTACCAAAATCAACTTCCCAACTTTTATCTTTTTTATTATTAAAATATTTAACTTTAGATAATGATTGATCATACGATATTAAATATATAGAATTTGGTAATTCTTTACCCGTAGGGTTAGCCGTAGCATCACCTAATGGAAATAGTATATCACTTACAGCTGCTATATATCCATATTGGCTACTCATATCAACAACTACTAAAGGTTCTGTATATTCTCTAGGCTTTTGAAACAATTGAATTCTCGCTCCAGTACTATATTTGTCAAGTAATTCCCACCATTCTCTATCTACTTTAGGAGGTTTTATATTATTCTTATTTGTTTTTTCATTAATAAAATTTATATGTTTTTTAAGTATATCATATCCTAAAGAATTTAAACTATTATGATTTTTTTTAAATCTTATTCTTACTTCTTTCTTTTTTTCTATAGTTTTATAACTATTTAAAACATCAGGGTCAGTATTATTCAAAGTTTGATTTAAGCTATTATGTAAAAATTCATATTGTTGTAATATATGTAAATTCTCTATCTTATATTTAGTTGCTAATTCTGATAATACAGCATTATTATAAAATTTAGATAAATCAAAAGTTGAGTGTATTCCAAATTTTAAAGTCATAGTTCCATTTACATTTATATTAGGTGTAAAATCTCTACATTTATTATTTATTAAATCCATATGTAATGTAAAATTATCTATTTTATTATTATCATATCCTACAAATATAAATGAACGTTCACCTATCCAAGTTAAAAAATCTTCTAAATTATCAAATAAAAAAAATTGACCTTTGTAATATAATTGTAATTGATCATATACTACTTTATTTGGACCATTAGTACCACTTGTGGTATTAGTTTTATATGTGTATTTAAAATAAGCATAACATGGATTTGATTGTAATATTTTATTAGTTTTCTTCATAGATTCATTTATATGATGTATTTTAATATTATTTTTAAATACTTCATATCCTATAATTTGAACATCAGGATCTAATTCTGGAATAGGAGTAGATATAACATCTACATGTTTACTTACTTCATCCCAAATCAAATATTTACCTTTTTCAGATTTAAATATATCAGATACAGTATCATATAAATTTCTCCACTGAATTACAGCTTGACCATTATACATCTTAATTACAATGAGATTAAATATAATAGATATTTCTGGATAATTTTTTTCAGCATAAGCAGCAACTTCTTCTATTGTTTTTAAAACAGGATGATCAACATCTGGATATAAATATTTAAAACAATTTGTACCACACCAGTCACCTGGTTTACTTTCGAGATTTACAACTTTAAAAACAAAATTGGATGAAGAACCGTATACATTTTGAAATGGAGTATATAATACTCTTAAAAATGTAAAATCTAACGGAGCTCCACCTGTATCAGAACCATATTCTTCATCTTCCCAAGAAGTTACTTTATTCTCAAAAATTTCATATGTGGAAAAACTTTTAAGAGCCAATGATCTAGTTTTAAAAGTCGGATCTGTATCTGGACGATCTAAAAAAACTTCAAATTGTACAACACTACCGATTACATTTTGAATACTATGATATACTTCTAAAGCAAAATTATATAAATCACGTAAATTATTATTATCTACATCATAATATTCTCGTACCATAGTATTATATCTAGCATTAATTTGATATTCAATCATATTCATTTTAATATATATCATAATTCTTATTTATAAATTCAATTTCAATTTTAAATTTGAAAAATAAGATTTTGCGTCACTTTAAAGCCAGCTCGTTGAGTGTGTGTGTGTCTAATTAGGGTCCAAATATAAAAAAATTTGGGGGAATTACCGCTAGCGGTAAGGTTGGGGTCAGGATTAAATTCTAGCACTTAATTTTATGAACACACTTCGGCGGAAAGGTGCCGAACGATCGACCCACATTGGGAAATTTGGATACTCATATTAAAGTCATAAAAAAAGAGTGACCCCTACCCACGAAAGTCTTTTGATTTAGGGTTTTTGACGAGTTACTAAAAATTTGGGTTTTTGGCGAGTTACTAAAAAAAGAGTGACCCTACCCACGAAAGTCCCCCGATTGTGTTATTCTAAAAAAAGAGTGA